TGGTCGGCATGTACCGAGCGCACCCGAAACGGGGGTTCAGCACAATGTCGCGGAAGATCCAAGCGGGGTTGTCAGTCCAAGCGGTGGTGAAGGTGCCGTCCCAGATGCCGCTGTAGGTGCGGGCTACGGGGTCATAGTTGGTAGGTATTTGTACCCGCTTGCCACGGATGCGGACGGACAGATCGGGGATGCTGTTGAATTGGCGGGCATCAACTTTCAGCGCCACCAATGCCGTGTTGGGGTAGGCAAATTTCTCATCGATGATTTCAGCAAAGCTCTGCCAAACGATTCCGTTCTGCAAATAAGCACTGCTGCTATCGGGCGTGATGCGGGTGACGCGGACGCTCCACGGTCCGGTGCCGCTCAGGTCAAATTCGTAGGCACGCTGAAACTGGCTGCTGGATTTACCGCTGACTTCTGGTTCGGTGATGGTGGTGTACGGTCCACCGTTTGCCGAAACTGCGATCCGGTATTTAACGCTGGTGGCGCGAATGTCGCCGTTATCGACGTTGGTGGATTGCAGTGCCGTGTGCGTGATGATGACGCGGCAACGCTCGGTATCAAGGTCGGTGATCGTGCGGGTGATCGGACCAGAGGCAACCGTTACTGCCGTGTTGACGCCGACGGTATTTTCAACAGTGCTGAACCCCAGCATCGGGGTTTGAGTTTCGTCCGTGCCAGTGCGGCTGTCGATGGTGTAACCGTTGAAATTTTTGCTGCCGTCTGGATTCTGGATTGGTGTGCCATCCAAGAAAATATCTTCTTCCGTGCTATTGGGGAAGCCTTCGATTTCACCTTCGCTGACTGCATAAACAGTCTTGGCAAAGGCAACAGAGAACAGGTTGTTGGCTTCCTCAACAGGCTGCCGCGTAGGCGCAACAACTGATTGGATAACCGTTGTGGCTACGGGTTGTACGACACCGCCAGCACCACTGATCTCGGGCAGGTTGTTGAGGTCTTCCATCAGAGGTAATTCTGCAGCTCAAAGCCAAACGACAGCACCGGCAAACTTCCGATCATGCGTTCACCGTAAAGGACGGGGACCACCTCGCCTTGCTTTGTATTGGCGTTGGATTTATCGAACGTAAAAGACTTCAGTTGATCTGATTCGCTTCTTCCGCTTGTTGATGCGCCGCCGACGTTATCCACGGTGGGCATTTTTGGAGTTGGTGTTAGCAACTGTGCTACGCCACCAAAAATCATTGCAACGCCCAGCGATCCAAGCACAGGAGAAATCGCAAAAGGAGCTGCCAATCCAAGTAAGCCGATGGTCGCACCAGCGGTCAGAAAAGATAGAGCGACCAAGCCAATTCCGGCCAAAATTGCCCCGAACCCGCCACCACCGCCTCCACCACCGCGACCTGTCGGAATAGGAGCCAGCACCAGTCGTTTGCTCATCGGCCACATCAACTGTTCTTCGTTCAAACCTTCTGCACGATCAGTCACAACGCGCCACGCAATGCCGTTGTCGCCGCTTTCAATCAGGTACTGGCGCAGCTCTGGCATCTGTACACACAACGCCCGCACGGCCTCGGCAGGAGTCTTGACCGCAAGTTGGAAGCGGCGTCCGAATTTGCGCCCAAGCTCACCCAGCAACCTGATCGTGACCATTAACCGAGCCTCCGCACCACCATGTAAGTATTCTCGCGGAAGTATCCGCTGTACGCCGTTAATCCAGACAACCTGCCAACAAGATGCTGGTACAACAGGTTGGCGCTGGGATCTTCCACGACAGCGACGTGATTGCAGCAATTCTGATTCCTGATGCGGAACAGGATCACATCGCCGCGCTCCAGTGGCACCGTGACCGGCAGGCGCACAAAGCCTTCAGCAGCAAAGTTTTCCTCAAAGTGCGTGAAACCACGGGTTGACCATTCGCCTTCGTACAGCCGCTCGTAATCGCCCATCGCCACGCCCATCTGCTGCCAGTACCAATCCCGCACGGCGGAATAACAGTCGTAGACGCCGTAGTTCCAAGGGCGCTCCAGTAGGCCAGCAGACTGTTGGGGGTCAAGCCAGAACGCTTCGCTGCCGCCGCAATTCCACACTGCATACGGCAGGTTGAGTTGTTTGCAGGCTTTACGATCAGCCTCGCTGAACCCGTTGTAATTGATGTGGCTATGCCAGCAGGCAGTCGCGTCGTCGTAATACAGAGCCGTATCCTCGGCGCTGATCGTGAACGTGTCGGGTTCGCTGCTGGTGTTGGCGCACTCCACCACGGAGCCGTCTTGCAGGATGAAGCCACAGGTTTCGCGTGGATGGGCGGCCTCGGCGTACTGGCGCATGGCGAGCCGTTGGGCAGCGGTCAGCGGATTTGACCAAGTAGTCAGTTCCATCAGCCTTGCGAGTCCACCAAGCCGGGAAAGCCACCGAACGGTAGGCGGCTACCGGAGCCAAAACGTAATTTGCAACTCTCCAGTCGTTTGCCGCACGCATCCTGCGCCAAGGTGCCAACCACGTTGTCATTCGCGTCCCAGTAGCTTGCGCCGTTGTAGTGGCAACCGATGTTGTCGCGGTAGATCCACTGGCATTGTTCGCGCAGCAGGCGGCGACCGGGAAGACTGCGACCTTCAAGATCGAACGGAACAGAAAGCTGGAACGTGACTGACAGTTTTGTTTCGTTGGTCTTTTGTTCCACAACCCACTGATCTGGTCCCCAGTAGGCGTCGGGATCGGCTGCGGGTTGGCCGTCAAGGTAGGTGGTCAGTGTGCGGATGCGCTGCACCGTGGCGCCAACCAAGTCGTCGTAGGTGTTGGTGAGTCCGGTGATGGCGAGGCCGACGTTGGCAAAAGTGATGCTGGGGCGCTCCAGTTGACCGCTGGTATTTAGCTCAAAGCCATTTGCCTGTAATGGCAGCGCAACGTATGTATTGCCGTCGTAGACAACATCACTGCCGTTAGTTTGTGTCCAATTGCAAAAGCGATAAATTGACTGGTCAACAGAACCAGCGGGAAGTAATACCGCGATATCCAGCGTAAAAAGATCAACAACTTCGGGAAGTTGCGTCTTAAATGTTTGACTATTGGGAGGCGATTGAGTCATACATACACTCTCCGCATTTCAAATTGCAAAGTTGCATACTCTGGGCTAACTGGCGTGATTGTCCATCCACTGCCAAGCAAGAAAGAGCGGGCGGCAAGCGTCAATTCGATGTCCACCACAGTGCCATTCGCAATGGTCACAGAAGTCAGCAAGCCTGTGACAAGGTTGGCGGTGTAATTGGTTGGCCGTGTGTAACCAGTCAACGTCAACGCGCTGATGTTTGTGTAACCCAATAGCAATTGACCGGATTCAAAAGGCCGCGAAAAACTTTTTGTGTTGAATGGCGGAGTCCAAGTAATTGCTTGCCCCTTTTTTGACAGCAGAAAACTTTCAATTGAAAAAGCTTCTGAATTAGTCAACGGAATTGTTTTGCAGTCCCAGACTTCTTGTTCACTATTCAAACCATCGGTCAACACTTGGCTGTAGCCATCGCCAAATTGCATCCGCTGGACACGTTGGTTGCGACGCACCGTGCTGGACAAATCCAGCTTGATGTCGTCAAACGCCATGTATGTCATCGCAGGATGCCTCCGCTACGGCGCTCGTTGACCAAGTTGGCCATCACAATACCTTGAACCTGATTTGCAATCCGCTTTTGCGTAGCGGGTGACAAATCCTCACCGGTATTTTGAACGGTGATATTGATGGAATCAACTTTTACGTTGTTGCCATTACCATTCATCGTCACTGGAATGCTGCGGCCATCAGGCAGAGGCACATACGCTTCAGGACGGCTTCCTTCGCCGTACATGGCCAGTTGGGGGCTATTGGCAATACCACCGGCGGCATAACGGCGAAGCTTCAGCGGACCTTGCTGGGTCATGATGCCACCCATCGCAAAGCTAAATCCGCCCGTAAATGCAAGCGGATTGAACGAGGTGGCGTTCGCGTTGTATTGGGAAACCCCAGACAAGGGAGCAACAGCAGAACCGGTGGGTTTACCCAAGAAGCCCAGTGAAGACATAATTGTTTTCAGCACGTATTGCTGAATAATCATTCGGGCTGTTTGATTCAAAATTTCAACGGCAAAGGCTTGGTAGTTGGTGGTGCCAGTGGTCACCAGATCAAAGATCGAGTTTTCAACTCCTTTGATGCCTTGATTGGCAAGGTTGGCGAATGCGTCACGGACGGTGCCGACGTTATCGGCATAGCTGACGAGGCCATCCTTCAGGCCACCCATCACGTCAGCGTTGTACTGCATCGCACGGGCGTTCTCGTACACCTTTTCAGTGATGCTGCGGAAGCCATCTTCAGTAGAAGCAAACCAGTCGGACATGGCCTGACCAGTCTCGCCTCTAGCAAGTTCATTCGATGCTTCCTCAAGCTGCACCAAAGCCTGAATTAATGGACCTTCATTGAGGTTGCCGCCAGCCTGAGCGGCTTCTCGTGCAAGATTAAAAACTTTACGTGCAAGATCATCTGTTTGCTTGCCAGCTTCCCTGACGGACTTGTTGTAATTGCTTTCAATCTTTTCCCAGGCAGTTGCACCCAATGCCTGCAGTGCTTCAACCGTTTCGTTGATTTTGAAATTCAGTTGCCGCTCAAGTTCACCGGCTTGACGCGTGAGGTCATTGCGGCGCTCCAGCAAACGTTCTTGACGCTTGGCTTCCTGTTCGGCCTTTTTACTTTCGCCGCCACCACCATCAGCAGTGATGCCAGGTAAACCACTGGGACGTGGTGTGGTTCCTGCTCCAGCGGAAGGAATTCTTGAACGCTCTTGACGCAATTCACTTTGCAGTTGAGTTAGCACGCCACGCCGGCGAGCAGTCATTGAATCTGTCGGTCCAGCCAAATCAGCCGTGACACCTTTAATTCGTTTCTCTAGATCCGCAATTCGCTCAGGGTCGTAAAATTTCATGCCCATGAAACGGGCAAGTGCATTTGCGGCTCTTGTTATTGCATTAACAATGTCGGCAAAAATTGTTTGAAATGCAGCGCCAATAGGTGCCAGCAAGCGACCAACACTTTCACTCAACTTTGACAACGAAGCCTGCAGGCGATCACCAGCAGATTGCGGTCCTTGAGCAATAATTTCCGCGCTTTTGCCGTAACGCTTGAACAGTTCTTCCGCAAACTTCTGAAAGTCCTGTAGCGAGACTTTGCCGTCTTCAAGAGCCTTATCCAACTCCTGCGGCGTCATGCCAACAGACTTGGCAAACAGGGTAAATGCACCGGGCAGACGCTCACCAATCTGTTGACGAAGTTCTTCTGCACTGACCTTGCCCTTGCTGAAGACCTGAGCCGTAGCACGAAGTGCGGCCTCCATGTCCTGCAGGCTGCCGCCAGTGCCGCGAATACCAGCGGCAATACCAAGGAACGCTTTTTCAGCATCGCGGACGTTGCCACCAGCGCCGAGAACAGAGGCGGACAGTTGGGTGAACTGCCTCGTGATCTGCTCTTGCGGAATTGCCAGCCGCTGACTTGTTGTATTGATGAAATCAAGAGCCTGCTGGTACGAAACCGAATCCTCGGTGACCAGCTTCAATGCGGTTCTTTGCCTTTCAATCGACGCGGTATAGCCGGCCAGCCCTGCAACCTGCTGCCCCATCATTCCAGCTTGGGCGCCAATCGCACCACCAGCAGCCATACCAGCAAGGCCGAACGGTGCGCCAGCCAGAGCGCCAACAGCGCCAAGCGGACCGCCAAACACACCAGCAGCAGCAACCGTGCCAGCGCCCCTAGCAAGCCCCATCAGGCGACCAGTGCCACCACCGGGCTGTACTTTTTTCAGTTGTGCCTCAAGTTTCGCTGCTTCAGCGTTTGCTTGTTTAAATTCAGCAGTTCCAATCTCAACGCTATTTGCAATCTCGCGCCATGCATTTGAATAGCCCTTGAGATTATTGATGCTATTTGCAGAAGTCTGCTGAATCTTTCTCAGTTCATCAGATACTTCTTTGAAATTGACATTTGCAGCCGCAGCTTGTTGCCCCAGATTCTTGAAGCTGCCAGACAACCTCGTGAGCTGCTCACCGCCCTGTTGCTTAATCCTCAGCAGCAGCTCAGTGGTTTGGCTCATTTGCGTTTGCTGTTCAGAACGGCTAGGGCAGCCATTTCCATCACCTGCACGCCTTCGAAGATGGCAACAGGATCGTTGACTGAATACAGCTTACAGAGCCATTCCAAACTCGGGTAGATCAGTCCTGTCAATCCAGCCATGCTCGTGTGCCATTGCGTCGACATGCGAATGAACATCAACACAACCTCCCAGTTCTCCTCCCAGATCTCACAGTCCTGCTGTGCAGTCTGCAGACGTGCAGCGGCAATCTGCTCCTCGCTTGCGCCAAGAGCCTTCAGGTCGGCCTCACGTTCGTCTACAACGCCGCCTTTCGCCCAGTACTCAGCGGCGTCTTTTAGTTTTTTGCCGGCGCCCCAGTGACGCTATCGGCATACGCCTGAATCAAAGCCTTCATGACGTAAGGGTCGTCACACAGCTCCTTCTTATTCTTTTGCGTAAAAGCAATGTCTTTTCCGTCTTCGTCCTTGATGCCATCCCAGCTTTCAAGGATCCCATCAACAAGAGCATCATCACCCTTATTGACAAGATCGTTGAAAGCAGAACGGCTCATCT